ACAGCGAGCTGGTCTTTTAAACCTCCTTTCTGAATACCGGTAACGTGAAAAAAGACCGCTGGCAAGGAGTCGATCAGATTTTTAATCAAATAGGTTTTTCCAACCCTGCGTCTTCCATAGATCGCAATAAACTCTGATTTCCTCGACTCAAACAGCTCCTTCAGAAGCTCTAATTCCCTCCATCTCCCAATAATCTTGCCTTGGACGCCTCCGCTGATATCAACATTTTTATTTAACATTCGGTTTTCCTTTTAATATTCATAACTCTTTCAGATTCAAGCGAATAAGTATCTCTCACGCTTTCGCGCGGCGTTTGCAATTTTATTCGCAGCGGATGCGTGGCATATCCATTCAGTATCCGCCGAGAATAATCCTACAAAAGCGGCGGATAATTCTCCATCACAAAAAGTATCCGCCGTGTTTAAATTCTTATATCCGGCGGATACTGCAAAGAAGGCACGTCTTAGCAATGCTTGAGAGGTGCCTTTTCCAGGCCACAAAAACGCATTTGCAAATCTAGGGCCATTTTTTATAGAGGTATTTTAAGAGAGGACTCGAGAGGTATCATCAGCTACTGCTGACTAAATTCACTCATAACCCGGCTGATACGTAGATCTAAAGCATCATTTTCCCTAAGAAGCTTGCTGATCTTTATCATATGGTTTTCATAGAGTACACCATCAAAATCGGACTGGAAAGCAAATCTGAACTCTTGATTCTCATCGTCAACCTTTTTATAAGTCCCATATTTTATTAAGAAGAAATCAAGCAGCTTTTTAAGCTCAAGAATGTAGTTTTGTTTCACAACAAATGACTGTTTTATACGTGGAACAACAGTTTTTTCAAAGAACTCGAGTCGTTTACGACCATGATCATCGAGAAATTGTGAAGATGTCGTTTGTTTTAGAAGGTCAGATATTTGGTTGTCCCATTTTTTTTGACTTTCATCAAAAATAGCACCTATTTGCTCTGTTCTTTTCTTTTTTTCTTTCAGCTTTGCAAGATCAAAAAGCGATTCCTCTGTACAAATGTTATTCACAATAGCTTCAGTATAGGCCCGATTAACAACAGCCCCCTCTTTTTTACAGAATTCCTTAAACTGGTTGAAGCATTTTGACAAAGCTTGCACCTGAAGTTCTTCGCTCTTTGAATTAGGAATAAATTCAGTTTCAGTGGCTTCAACAAAGGCTTTTTCCATTTGCAATGAGTTTTGCTGCCATTGGAGAGCAAGATTTTGCTCTTCTTTGAAAAGATTCGAAATGTTCAAAAAGTGTGAATTTAATGTAAGCGAATCTTGGTCGTTAGAGCAGAGGATGAGTGGATCTTTCCCTTTTTGATAAGTCCCATAAATTTTAGAAAGAAAATCAAACAATTTTGTAAATTCGCGGGCGAGATTTTTCTTAATTCTGAAGGATTCTTTTCTGAAAGCGGCGCCTTTTTCCCTATATGTGTAACTTCCTTCTAAGATATATTGGCGTAGCAATTCATCGAGCTCTGGAGAGGCTGTTAGCCAGGTATTATAGTCTGAGTACGCCTTTTCTGCTCTCTTTTCGCTCTCATCCAAGAAAGTAGATAGACGCTCTAGTTTTTTCTTTTTATCTACAATTTTTAAGAGATCAAAGAACACATCGTCTGCGATGTTTTCAAGATCGACCTCCTTAAAAGCTTGGACACCAGCTATCGTTTCTTGTTTGGAAGATTCCAAAAGTTGACAAAGCTTATTCAAAGGAGCTGCTAATGGACCATATTCTTTATCTGAGTATGCCGAAGCTGCACTGGTTGGATGATGTGCAAATTCTTCGATCAGTTTCACCCTCTCTTTTTCGTATTTTTCAAGCATATTTGGAGATTTTACTGCCTCTTTAGAGATAAGAGGGCTTGTTGCCATTAACAATCCTAACGAAAGGCAAAAAGGTTTAAAAAGCTTTTTAATCATTTGGGTCCTATATCAGTAGGGTACACTTGAATAGCAGGATATGCTGGCGGCCTCATAAAATCAAAAAAATCTTTCGGTTTTTCAGGTGATTTTAAGCTTTTCCAGCTCTTCCTTGAAAAACCTAGGCTACTCTTTTTTATTTCAATATGATAAGGTGAGTTTCAATCAGGACTCAATCCTGCAATCAAAGACTCCTCTACTCAAAAAACGGCCCTTCATTCGCCGTTGGTACTCAATTCCCCAAAGAATCAAATTTCTAACTCTTGGGAGAGTATGGGCACCTATAATTTTGAGAAAAAATCCGCCGAAGAACAAAGTCGAGTCCCCCATAACGACGGCGCTGTCAAATCCGATGGTTGGATCAACGTCCTAACAGGTCTTGGCATCCGGGGTAGAGATAAAAACGTCAATGCCCACTTTCGCCTTGAAAGGATTTTTGAGCAGGCCGAATTGGATCAGCTCTATAGATCGGATGGTGTCACTCGCCGCATCATGGATATTGTCCCTGCTGAAATGGTTCGACAAGGGTGGGAAATCGAAGGCGACTCGAATCAAGAAATCAATTCTAAAATGGAGTCGATTAAAGCCAATTTCAATCTAATCACAGTGCTCAGATGGGCCAGATTGTATGGAGGGGCTCTCTGCGTGATGGGGATTGCGGATGGACTGCCGCTTGAAGAACCGGTCGATGAGAAAAATATCCGGAATGTGAAATGGTTGCATGTTTTCGATCGCTACCAGTCTTTTAGCCGTGACGGAACATTCGAAAAGGATCTCAATAGCCCGAATTATGGATTCCCCAATGTCTATACAGTCAATGATACGCGGACAGGAGCTCTTTTCTACGTACACCACTCCCGTATTCTGAGGGCCGATTGGTCATTGCTTCCCCCAAGACAGCAAAACTTCAATAACGGATGGGGCGATCCACTGATTCAGTCGATTTACGAGGAGCTACGCAACTATTCAACAGCTTTCGCCAATGCGGGGCTGATCATGCAAGATTTCGTCAATCATACCCTCTCCATCCCCAATCTCGCTGAATTGATCGCCTCCCAGTGTGCAGATAACCAGGTCATGAAACGGCTTGACTTGCTCAATTTAACCAAAGGCGCAACCAATACGATGATATTGGATGCGGAGGAGAAATATGAAAAAGCATCAACCAATATCTCTGGCATCCCTGAGCTTCTCGACCGCTTTATGCTGGCTCTATCTGCGGTCTCTGGCGTTCCCGTATCCTTACTCTTCGGAAGAAGTGCGGCGGGCATGAATGCCACAGGAGACAATGACGTCAGAAATTTTTACGATATGGTCAAACAGGAGCAAGAATCTAAACTCAAGCCAATGCTCGAAAAGCTCACTCGCTACATCATGCTTTCTCAAGATGGACCCTTCGGCGGAGTCGAACCAGATAATTGGTCCATTCAATTTGTCCCTCTCTGGCAAAACACCGAAGAACAAGAGGCTCTCGTTAGGAAGATCGTCGCAGAAACAGACGCCATTTATCTCGACAGAGGAGTTCTGGATCCTGCTGAAGTAGCCGTCTCTCGTTTTGGTGGAAACCGTTGGTCTATGAATACAGAGGTTGATTTAGAAGGACGTAAGGGAGGTTTTGATCCAGAAGAAGTCTCTGAATTAGAGAAGGAAAAAGAGGCTCAAGAATCCCCTCCTCCAGGCATTGGACCCGATTTTATGCCAACAGGGATCAGATCTCGCTTAACGGTGTAACAATGGTTTCTATTGACCAACTAACCAAAATTAAGCAACGACGCCTTGGGAAGGACAAGGCTATCAAATTCAAAAAGCCTCCCAAGTGGCACCCGCCATCTTCTCAGGAACGCGAATATATGAGGGTGCTTTTCTCTTTGACAAACGAATTAAAAAAACAAATCCAAGAAATTATTATTCCAGCACTCCCCTCTCTCATTTCCGAGGTAGAACAGTTCTATCCTACCTCTGTTTCAAGGGGTGATGATTTTTCAGACACACTAAAAAGATTGATAAATTCTGTAATACACGCTATAAAGGGCAAAGTTGAAGCTACCATAGCGGAATCGAAAATAATTGGCGTACAAGTCGCCAGGTACAATAAAAGGCAGTTCGACAGAATCAACAATTCCGTGTTCGGGATTGATATTTTTATCGACCAGCCTTGGCTTCAGGATCAGTTAAAGCTGTTTGGAAGCCAAAATGCTCAATTAATCCGCTCTCTTCCAGCGCAAGAACTCGATCAGGTCGCACAGATCATCGAAAGAGGCTTGCAGGAAGGCAGCAGATTTCACTCAATGACTCAATCCATCCAAGAAAGATTCGGAATTACTAGACGGCGCGCGAAGTTAATCGCGAGAGACCAGACATCTAAATTGAATGCGAGCTTAACCAAACTTAGGCAGCAAGAATTAGGCGTCGAGGAATACATTTGGCAAACGGCAGGCGATGAAAGAGTTCGACCTACCCATAGAGCCCATGATGGCAAGAAATTTCGTTGGGATCATCCACCGAAAGACACAGGCCATCCGGGAACTGACATAAATTGCCGATGCGTAGCCGTTCCAGTCTTAGAAGGACTCTTGGATATCTAGACCCAATTAATCACCTATCCAACCAATAAGCTTACCAGCAATCCATACACCCATCTACCCAACCATCCAGCTAACCAGTCACCCAACTTATTCGAATTGAAAAAGTTGTGTTTTTAACATTTTGATCTTTGGGTAGAGAAATGAAGTTAACAGATGTTGCTCGTTTTGATAGAGGACAAGTCAAAGGAGATGCCTTCATTACTGATGAAGGGTACATCAAAGCAAACGCTATAGTCACCCGCACGGGCGTTTTCCTCTATAAAAACCCCGATGGAACTATTCGCAAAGAACTTCGCCATCCTGACGAAGTTTTCAAAATCGACAGCTTAGACAGCATGAAAATGATTCCTGTGACAAATGGGCACCCTCAAGAACGCCTTGTCTCGGCTGAAAATGCCAAACGTCTTGCCATTGGCTATACAGGGGAAACAATTACTCAAGACGGCGAATTCGTCCTTTCCAATTTATTGATCACAGATCTGGCCAGTGTGAAGGACGTTACTGAAAGAAACCGAAGAGAGCTATCTCTTGGATATACCGTCGATCTCATTCCGGAAGAGGGTAGCTACAACGACCAACCTTACAACTTCCGTCAAACCAATATCAAATACAACCACCTGAGCATTGTAGACAACGCCAGAGCAGGCAGCGAGGCAAGAATCGCATTAGACAGTTTCGATGCAGAAGAAATCTTAATAGAGGAGGCCAATATGGCTAAAAGAAAAGTCAAGATTGATGATGACGAGATTTTGATGGAGGACAATGTAGCTAATCAAGTTGAGCAGCTTCTTGCCCGCGTCGCAAATCTCGAGGCAGAAAGAAGCAGGCTAGCTGAAGAAAAAGACAAGCTAGCAGCGGAACTCACCTCACTCAAAAACGGGGATGTCGACCTAAAAGAAGAGGAAGACGAGGGGGAAGAAAAGGAAGAGAAAGAAGTGGGCTACATGTCTAAGGAAAATCCTTATGCAACCCATGAAACTCCTGTGAAAGCTCCCAATGGGGAACGAGTTCCCATGAAGTCCCAAGACAAGGAAAAAAGAGAGAATGAGAAATACAACAACATGGACGCTGCATTTATCAGATCTCTCGTTAGAGACCGTGTCAAACTGCAAAAAGTTGCAGAGGGTTTCCTGGACTCTAAAACTTTGGCCAGAATTGATGATATGTCCGACTTGGAAATCAAGAAGGAAGTCATCAAAGCGCGGCAAAAGAACGCAAATCTAGATGGGAAAACAGCGGTCTATATTCAAGCGAGGTTCGACGCTCTGATCGAAGATATGACCCCGGTCCCATCTCAAGTCATTGCGACTCCAGTCGAATACAGAACTAAACTCGATCATCAACCTGCTGATGCCGCTGCGGCCCGCCAGGCAATGATCGACAAAATGAAGAATGGTTTCAAACCCGGAGGTAAAATACCATGCCACAACTAAGCTATCCCTTTTTAATGGATGTCGGGAGCGTAGGTCTTTTAGCCGATTCCGGCTTTAGAAACGTCCTCTCTCCGATCGCCTTCCAAAATTTCAATGTGGGTCTCGGCCTCGCAAAAGTAATCGGTCAAGATTACATCGTGCGCCTCCCACAGTCTAACCTATCAACCACTGTCATAAGTGCGGATCTTGTCACAGGAAACGTGATCAATGTCAGCATCAACGGAGTGGCGTTGGCTCCTATTACGTTCGCGACTTCTAGCGCAGCTACAATGAATGCCATTGCAGCTGCAATCTTGGCTCAACCTCTGATTGCTTCTGCAGTCGTGAGCGATCCAAGCAACCACACCCTCACAGTGACAGCCACAGAGGGCAATGTCGCCATCGTCAACTCATTCGTAGTGACAGGCGGCGCATCGCAAGCTACAGCCACCATAACAAACACCACTCAAGACACGTTCTACGGAGTAGGTGCAAGAACTCAAAATAAACCGAACCCATTGAACCCTCTCGGGTCTTTCGGCAATCCGATTTATTTCCAAGGTGATTGCGTATCTCTCCTCACTAGAGGACGTATCTATGTAGCAGCAGAGCAAAACCTGACAAGCGACAGCCCAGTGTACTGGAGATTTGCCGCCAACGGGCTTTTGCTTCCTGGTGGATTCCGTGCGGATTCAGATGGAGGCCGTGCCATTGCGCTTCCAACTGCAAGATACACGGTTGGAGCTACCGCTGGAGCCGTTGCAACGTTAGAAATCAACTTGCCGAACTAAGGAGAAGGTAAAATGGATAAAATTGTCACCGTAAATCTCGACTCGGCAGAGACTGCGTTCTTTGCTCGTGAGCTCGAGTACATAAAATCAAAGTCGTACGACATTGAGTTCCCTCCCCTCAAAGCCATCAAGCTCATTCCTGTGAGCACAGAGGCTGGCCCGGGCGCGGAATCGATTACTTACCAATCGTTCGAAGAAACCGGTCTTGCTCGAATCATTTCGAGTTATGCCGATGACTTTCCTCGTTGCGATATTCGCGGTAAGGAATTCATCACTCCAGTGAAATCCATTGGAGCGAGCTATGGTTATTCGATGCAAGAAATTAGAGCTGCGATGTTTGTAGGTCGAAGCCTTACGCAACGCCAAGCAAACGCTACTCGAAGAGCCAATGACCAAAAGGTAAACAGGCTTGCCTGGTTCGGAGATAATACTTCAAACATCCTCGGTCTAACTAATAACCCAAACATCCCAGCAGCTTCTGTCCCTGCCGATGGGACTGGGGGTTCTACTCTTTGGACTACCAAAACACCCGATCAAATCTTGCGCGATATGAACCAATTGTCAAACGGCGTTGTGGCCCTCACAAACGGGGTTGAAATGCCTAACACATTGATTCTTCCTATCGACCAATACACTTTGATCTCTTCAACTCCTCGTTCCGCTAACAGCGATACGACGATCTTGGAGTATTTCATTCAGAACAACCCTTTCATCACGACTGTGGACTGGGTTCCTGAATTGAAAGGTGCTGGTCCTTCAGGCGTAGACATCATGATCGCTTATGAGAAAAACCCTGATAAGCTCACGATGGAGATTCCGATGCCATTTACTCAATACCCACCCCAAGAGCGTGGCCTTGAGTTCATCATCAACTGCGAATCTCGCTATGGTGGGATCATCATCTATTACCCACTCTCATTGTCCATCGGGGAGGGAATCTAATGGCTTTAGTCAAGTACAACGGTAAGAACGTCTACTATTGTAACTTCACCAGCCGCCTGATGCCAGGGATCAATGAGATTCCGGAGGGCGAACTCAAAGCCCTCCTCCTTCACCCTTTATTTCAACACAGGGTCGAAGAAGGAATCATCGTGATTATTCCTGAATCTCCAGACAAGGAAGCGGATGGTAAGAAGTCGGTTAAGGAGATGATGAAACTCATCCCTCAAATTTATGACCACACCTATCTGAATCGGATTGTCGATGAAGATGGCCGTGAAAAGGTCGTAGATGCAGCCAAAAAGCAGCTTCATAAAATTTCTCATCAAGCAGAGGAAGAGGAAAATGAGCATTTCGGATCCAATACCAAGTCAAACGATCATTGATACGTTGTTTGTTGTTGCGCCCCAGTTTTTTACAACCGATCCAACGAAGTTGGCGAACTACAACACCATGATTGCGTTGTTGAGATGCCAAGTCAATGAAAGGGTCCTATCTTGTTGCGGTGTGCTGGCATACGTCTATCTTTTGGCTCATTGGCTTCAATTGCAAACCAGCCCTCAGACTGGTGTAGCCACCAACCTCGCCGAGGGAGAGTTGTCCATTGGGCTCGCCATTGGAACGGATTCCTCAATTTTAGACGCTACCCAATACGGCAGGCTGTACAAGGATTTGATCAAGCGAACCGTCATCGGCTCAACTGTAACGAATTTACCCCCAAACTTAACGGTGATCAATGCGTGCTGTTGTCAGGGATAAGGATTTAGGTTTTGCGGAAATCCAAAAGCAAATTGCTTTGCTGGATGGCTCCCATGTCAAGGTAGGTTTTCAAGAAGGGACTGTCACCAAGACCCAAGTAAAAGGCCAGCGCAGGAAAACAGCAGGTCTGTCTATTCCTCAGATTGCCGCAGAGAATGAATTTGGGACAAAAATCATTCCAGCTAGACCCTTCATGGCAACCAGTTTCGATGAAAACAAGGCATTAATCAACAAAGCGATCCAGGGTGAATACAGTAAAATTGTGGATGGCAAAAGCACAACAGAGAGGTCATTGGGTCTCATAGGGCAGCTGATGACAAAACTGATCGTGCACAAGATCCGTGCCATTGTTTCTCCTCCTAACTCTCCAAGAACCATCGCCATTAAGAAGAGCTCCAAGCCTTTGATTGACTTCGGTCAGATGGTGCAGTCGGTGCGCTATAAGGTGGTGCTCAAATGACATCGCCATTTGAAATCTTTCGCTCTCCTGTAACTCTCCGTCGCTTTCAAAGCGGAGGCTATACAAATGGGCGCTGGACGGATGGCTCTTACACAGATACTCCAATTACTTCCAGCATCCAGCCGATGAAGGGTGAAGAGATGCAGGAGCTGCCAGAAGCTAGGAGAGATTCAGAGGGTTATAAGCTTTTTACCTCAACCCTGATCAACACGGTCACGACGGTAAACCCAGACCTTGTTCTTTTCTTCGGAAAGACCTTTGAAGTCGTTCAGGTCTTTCCATGGCAAAATGCCTCGGCAATGGGGCTTGTAAACCACTACAAATACATCGTTTTACGACTAGAGGGGCAATAATGAAGGCTAAAATCATATCAGAGACAGAATATTCAATTCTTGAATCGAGATTGAATGAATTTTTGAAGGAAATCAAAGATAACGCATGGCGGTTATTCGATATCAAATATGACACATTCTACGTGCTCAATATGGATATGGAGGGCCACGAGCTCCACTCTGTTCTAGTCCTTTACGGAGAGAGGAAAAATGCCGCTTAATTTTGAGACGGTAAAGACCAACCTCTACGATTGGGCCTTAGCCAATTGCCCAGGATGCTCGGTCATTTTTCTAAATGAAAATGCTCCACGTCCTGCCCAGCCGTATGTGACTTTATTTCTCAGCTCCATGAACCAAATAGGTGAAGACTATATCCCAGAGGCGGATATCAATGGGCTAGTCGATATGGTGGGTGACAGAGAGTTCACGCTCCAAATTCAAACTTATGGAGGCGACTGCATCACACGCCTTGAAAATTTGAGAAGCAGCCTCCAGATGCAAACCGTATTGGATACGTTGAGGGCAAATGGGATTGTGTTCGTGAATCACTTTCCGATCAATGACACGACTGAGCTGCTCGATTCACGATTTGAAGCAAGAGCTGCCATGGATGTCCTCTTCAGAATAGGACAAGACTACCAAGACAATTTAGGTCTAATTGAGACCGTCGAAGTAGAAGAAATTTATCAAGATGCTAGCGGAAGCGTGGTCTACGATCACACAACCTCAATACCCTAGGAGGGGATATGCCATTAAGCGACATTGTAAACGTGCAGATCACTCGAGACACACAAACTGTCTCAGAAGCTGGCTTTGGTCTTCTCATGATTTTGGGAACCCACAAACGCTTTAACGATCGAATCAGATTTTATAGCAGTATTCAGGGAGTGGCCAACGACTTCATCCCGACAGATTTAGAGTATATCGCCGCCCAAGAAGCTTTCAGTCAAATGCTGAGTCCCGAGCAAATAGCCATTGGAAGACGGACAGTAGATAGTGCCACGATTTTGATCGAAACTGCCATATCTCCCTTCAACTATACAACTACGATCAATGGGACGGACGTAACGGTTCCTTCTACCCCAACTGCTCAAAACTCCATAGTGACTATGAGCGGAAATTTTGCTACCGGCAACTCCATCGCCATCACCTTAAACGGGACCCCTCTGGCTGCTATCCCCTTCAATATCGATCAGATCACAACAATGAACGATATTGCAACAGCCCTCGAAGCCAACGCCGCAGTAGATTCTGTCAGCATCACGGGCTCGAATCTTGTTATCAATGTCTTCGGGAAGCCTAATATTTCAGCAATCATTAACTCTTTGGTCGTAACCGGCGGCGCAAGCCAACCGACTGCCGCAATCGCAACACCTACTCAAGCTGTTTCTCCTGAGTCGATCGCGGCAGCCATGGTAACTGCAATCAATGGAGCAACATTGGGAGTCACCGCCACAGACAACCTCAACGGCACCTATTCCTTGGCAGCCGATGTTCCAGGTGTTCCCTATACTTTGGATGTGAGCTCGACGATTATCAATCCTGATCAAGCACGTGTCACCGTCACGCAAGTAGAGCCTAATACGGACTACACGGTGACGATCAACGGAGTCGATTTTACCTATACCACTCTGAATGAGGTGCAAACTAACGAGGACATCGCAGCTGCCTTAACTCAAATCATTTCTACTCAAACCGCAGTTCCGGTGAGTGCTACGGATAACCTCAATGGCAGCTTTGAAATCATAGCCAATGTTGCTGGAACAGGGTTTGTCTTAGGCGTGTCCGATGGAATTTTGAGTAAGCAATTTGGATTGATCATCGACCCTTATACCCCTTCAGATACAGTCGTAAACGACCTGAATGCCGTTCAGTTGGTAGACGACAGCTGGTATGCCCTCGCATTGACCGATAGAACCGCAGCCACGGTTTTTTCAGCAGCTGGATGGACAGAAAGTCAAATCAAGCTTTTTGGGACAGCTTCTGCCGATCCCAATATCATCAACTTAGCTGCAGGGGTAGATCTTTCTTCTATCGCGGCTAAGTGCAACCAAGCAGGCTACATCCGCACCTTCGTTCTCTACCACCAAGACGCAGAAAACGACTTTCCAGAGTGTGCCTGGTTTGGAGGGGTTCTGCCTCTGGATCCAGGATCAGAAACTTGGAAATTCAAAAGACTCAACTCGATCTCCTACTCCAATCTCACCAGCACTCAATCTCAAAACGCAAGGAATAAAAAAGCCAACACCTATGAATTCATTGGCGGAGTGGGGATTACTAGAGAAGGCACGGTGGCTCAAGGAGAATTCATTGATATTGTACGAGGGGTAGACTGGTTGACTTCGAGAATCCAAGAGTTTGTCTACTCGGTTTTAGTGAATAGCAACAAGGTCCCTTATACCGATGCAGGTATCACAGCGATTGAATCCGAGGTAAAAAGAGCCTTACAGCTGGGAATCACTAATAATTTGATAGCAAATGACCCTGCCCCTGAAGTGACAGTACCCAAAGCTGCAAATGTTCCTCCCAATGACAAAGCTCAGCGGATTTTGAGAAACGTCAAATTCACAGCCACTTTGGCAGGAGCAATTCATGAAATTAAAATCACAGGAACTGTCACCGTTTAAAAGACTAGGAGATAATTATGGGAGTTAGAACTTACGACCCTAAGCAGGTCATTATCACGGTAGGTGGAGTTCCAATGAGCGGCTTCGCTGATGGTTCTTTTCTTACTGTTGATCGAGACGATAATCAATGGACAAAAGTGACTGGAGCTGACGGCACTAGCACTCGAATCAAGAGCAATAACCGCTCTGGAAATATGATCATTACCCTTAAGCAATCCAGCCCAAGTAACGACGTGCTTTCTGGGTTTGCCAATGCCGATGAACTTACAAATGCAGGTGTTGTCCCTATTCTCGTCAAAGATCTGAGCGGAAACTCTATCTTTTTTAGCGCGACCGGCTGGGTCAAGAAATACCCCTCATCAGAATTCGGAAAAGACCTTGCAAATCGCGAATGGGTTCTAGACTTAGTCGATCTCGATGTCTTTGTAGGTAGCAATGGAGTAAACACATGATACAAACGAAAGAAAAGCAAATTAAAGGAGCTGTCTATTCTGTCACTCAATTGCCAGCAAGACGCGCTCTGCGCTTAAAAGCTAAATTATTAAGATTATTCGGCCCTGCTTTAGCTCAGCTTTTTCTCCCTGGAGGCAATGCTGAAAGCATGTCTGGCCTCCCCTTTTCAAAAGCTGAGGCTGTTCGCGCAGTCGAGTCCCTAATGGCGCAGCTCGATGATAAAACCTTTGAAAACTTAGTGCTCGAACTTTGCCAAGGAGTGAGAAAAGACGGAATGGAGCTCACCGATTCAGTGATCGACATAGAGTTCGCTGGCGATCTCGGAACACTTATGCAGGTTTTATGGTTTGTCATCGACTGCAACTTTGGTTCTTTTTTTGGGGAGAGCGGTATTGGAAGCCTATTTGGGAACGTAACACCGATGCCGCAGAATCGTCAGCCAGACACGAGAAAAACCTCCATCCGGACATAAAGAATGAGTTCCTTTTCTGGCGCATAATATTGGAAGGAATTGCTTCTTTAGAGGAGATCGAGCGCACATGGAGTTTAGATGATCTATTGAGGGCAAATGCTCTATTGGATATGCGTCTCGATCTATTGGAAGAATCTAAGAGAAAAGGGTCGAAATGACAGTAGTCAGAGAGCTTACCACCGTCCTCGGTTTTGTAGTCGATAAGAAAGGGGTTGAAGACTTCAACCGCACCATTATCGGCTTTAAAACAAAATTCGCTATCGCCGCCACAGCCGCTACGGCTTTTGTAGCTAAGACTCTAGAGTTTTTTAAGGATATTTCCGATGCGACGCTCGATGCCAATGATCTAGCAAAAAGCATAGGAATTTCTTTTGAAGAGTTTCTCAAGCTGAGGAGAGCGGCTGAAGATTTCAGAATTGATCCCAAAAATTTTGAATCTGCGCTAAGAAGCCTTAGTAAGATGCTTCGCGATGCCAAATACGGCATGGGAGACTTGGCAAATATTGCCTACTACACAGGCATTGAATTTCGCGACAAATTCACTGGAGAGGTTAAGAATGCTCGAGATCTCTTCGTCGATATCCTCAAGAGAATTAATGAGGCCCGCACAGAAACCGAGAAGTTCTCCATAGCGAAGTTCTTCTTTGGAGAGGAAGATGCGCAAAAATTCATCAAATTCGCTCAAGAAGCAGGCGATAATCTTGATGTTTTGACTGGCAAATACGCAGACTATGCCAAATCTCTTGAAGCTTCCTTACCCGCCTTTGAAGAAGTCAATAAATCGATCCGTTCTTTTTGGAATACTTTTGAGTCCTTCAAAATAGCCTTTGTCGAAGACATTTTACCCGCTATCACTGCCGGTGTAAAAGTCCTAGAGGTCGTCATGAAAGGCATTGGTTATGTAGCTCGAGGGATTAAAGGCGCTTTCAATTTGATCGGGGAAGGGATTCAGCGAGAAATCATGGCCGATTTAGCTGAAATCCCCGACTTTGAAGTAGAAGCTACCCAGAAGATCAATCGGATCATGGAGAATCAAGCTGCTAAATCTGCGCCTGCAGTTACAGAGCAGAATTTCAACATCGATACGAAAATAGAAATGCAAGTTCCTCCGGGAACGACCGAACAGCAGCAAGTCGTTCTCCGTGAAACCGTGGATGAGGCCATTAAAAGCGCCTTAATCGATCAGGTAAGGGAAATCTATAACAACAACCCGCAGGTGGAATGATGGTCTTATCTCTTCTATTCGGGAAAAAATACCCAAGTCCTAAGGTCGGATCCATCGATTTAGATGTCACCATTCGCGAAGAGCACCGATTTGCATCTCGGGTGACAAATTACCCTGTGGAAGATGGGACCATTGTTTCTGATCACATCATCAATGAACCAGACATCGTGGTCCTTGTCGGACTCGTGACAGACACCCCTCTTTCTATTTTCGCCCCCTTCAATCGGTCTATTGATGCTTTCAATCGCCTGATACAGCTCCATCAAAATAGAGATGTGGTGACCGTCGTAACAGGACTAAAAGTTTATAAAAACATGGCTATTACGACCCTTGATGTGCCAAGAGACATAAGAACTGGTCAGTCCCTCACCTTCACGATTGAACTTCAAAGGATTGTATTCGATACCTCTGTGAGGTTGCTGCTTGACCAAGGAAATATTTTCGGAGGGATTCAGACTAAAATACCTAGGGACACCGTGGCTTCTAATGCCAACTATCCAATCATTCAAAACGACCCGGTCGATAGCTTGAAGGATCAAGCATCCAGCGGGATTAACGTAGGGGTCCAATCATTAGCCCCCATCCCTGGCAACATTTTGCCAACGGTTCTCTCTGTAAAAAATCAGATCTTGGGGGTCGCATAATGCAAATTATCCCATTCAAAGAACCCTCGCAATGGCAAGAACAGATTGAACTTGGTAGTCAAACTTTTGTCCTCTCTTTCAGTTGGAATGCAATGAATGAATACTGGGTCATGGATATTTTAACTCGCGATTTGGTGCCTATCATTCTCGGCATCAAGGTGGTCGCTAATTACGATTTGACGGCTCAGTATGTCGCCAATGGCAAGCCAAGTGGCGATATCGTCTGTGAAAACATTATCGGTGGTCAGGGGAAAATCCAACGCTATGACATGGGAGATGTAACTGAGCTAATTTACTACGCTCTAGGGGAGTTTGTCTAAATGACCCGATTTAACCGAGTTGCCAGCGTTGAAATTGATCTGAGAAACGCCACTTTTAGTGGGTACATCGGAAGCATAAAGCTTGCTAATCTGCGGATAGCCTTCTCTATGCAAAAAAACTTAGCATGGTCAGCCAATACGGCCTCGGTAAAAATATGGAACTTAAGCCAAGAAAATAGAAACAGGATTAAAGACTATGGAGACCAAGTCATTGTATCGGCTGGATACAGCCAAGATGCGGGAGAGCAGTTGCTTTTCATTGGGAATACCACCCAGGTCAGCCATGCTTATGAGCAGCCAGAAATTATCACCACTTTGGACTGCGGCGACGGAGAGAGAATCCTTAACCAGAAAAATATTGCCGTTAGCTTCAAGGAAAAGGTCGCAGTGCGCCAGGTTGTCGAGACGATCGCGCAGCAAATGGGGCTTACTATTTCTGAGTTTTCTCCTACTGATAACATTGTTTATGAGCAGGGCTTTGAATTCATAGGAATGGGCAAAAATGCGATCGATAAAACTGTATCCAGACTCGGATTAAAATGGAGCGTCCAAAATGGAAAGCTCCAAATCATCCCCCAATTTGGGACCACTTCTAAGCCAGCTGTAGAGATAAATGCCGACACCGGCATGATCGGAATCCCCCAGAGATTTACAGATAAGAGGGCCAGTCTTTATCTAGATGGCCCAAAGACGGGTTATATCGTCACTACAACGCTTCGCCCAGACATTCTGCCAGGTGACTTAATCAACGTAAAATCGCAGAGAATCGGACTTGATGGACCGTATTCGGTCTTTTCTATCAAGCACGAGGGAGACACTTTCGGTCCGAATTGGCGTTCAATCATGGAGATCATCTTAATATGACCACAATGACCGATGCAATGAGACAGGCTATCCAATTTCAATTATATGACGTCCATACGGCTCTCCCTGGTCAAATCATATCTTATGACTACTCGACTCAAAAGGCTTCAATCCAGCCCTGTTTAAAGAAGAGTTATTTGGATGGGACCACTCAAGAGATGCCTATACTCAATAATGTTCCCGTAATTTTCCCAAAATCGGGAGGAGCTAGCCTAACGTTTCCCGTCAAATCTGGGGATAATTGTTTGCTCCTCTTCATTGAGAGAAGCACTGATCTTTGGAAATCAGTTGGAGGTATAGTCGCCCCCAATGACCCTAGAAAATTCGACCTTTCGGATGCCGTTGCCATCATGGGTCTAATGCCCTTTTCAGAAAATTCTTTATCAGAAAACAACGAAGACGTGCTTTTAACGTATAAAAACTCTAGTATAAGAATTAAAGCTAGTGGAGATATTCAAATTGACACAGCTTCAAAAGTGGCGATAGGAAATGCATCGACTGAATTGCTTGATATCGTCAGCAGTATACTTGGGATTTTGACAACTTCTGTGACGACAGCGCCAGGAAGCCCAATTTTCCAAGGAACAGTACCCAATTACGCAACTTTAAAGTTCGCTTTGGACTCCATAAAAGGATCCATCCCTTAAAAGCGACTCTCCTCAATTAACTCAAAGACCCAAATAAAATTAATACTCAGCTTTTTGCTATTAATACTCTATTTGTTTGATAGCCTATAAGCGTTCTCAACAACTCTGCTAATTCAAAGACCCAACCGTAAACACGTTACGAAATGTTTTTGAATTAACGGGGCTTCATGAAAGATATCGCGCTGGATCCTACAACCGGCGACTTACTCTTAGAAAACTTTGACCTTCAGCTCGTAGAAGGCCGTGACCAAATCGCTCAAAATTTAGCGATTAGGCTTCGCTTTATTCTAGGAGAATGGTTTCTAGACACGACAGCAGGCGTTCCCTATTACACTGATTTCTTCATCAAGGCTCCCAATCAAATTCGCATAGAAAGTGTTCTTAAAGAAGAGATTTTAGATACCCCAGGCGTTAACCAAATTCTCAGCTTTTCCAGCAATTTCGATGCTCAGCGTCGAGTCTATTCAGTTGTGTTCTCTGTAATCACGACTCAAGGCGAAATCACTCTAACAGAGGAGCTCGTAGCATGACCTCGCAATTCGGTCTTACTCCTCAAGGATTCAAAATCAAACGTCTCCCTGACATCCATGCAGAGAATCAAAACCTGCTTCTTGCTGCCTTTGGGGAAATTAACCTCGATCCACAGTCTATTTTCGGGCAGCTCATCGGCGTGCTCTCAAAAGTCGAAGCCGACATATGGGAAAACATGCAGGACGTTTATTTCAGCCAATACCCTAATTCCGCTGAAGGAATCAGCCTTGATAACGTTGTTCAATTAAACGCCATCACAAGACTTGCAGCGCAACAGACAAATGTCACAGCCGTTTGCTCTGGATTAGAAGGCACCCTCATCAATCAGGGAGCTCTCGCTCGAATTCCGGACACAGGATCCGTTTTCTTCTGTCAGGCAGACTCTTTTATTTCACGGTCGAATGCAGCATCTGCTTCCATTGTGGTCGGCGCAGCTGCAGCTCAATCCTACACAGCCATCATCAATAACCAGACCATCACTTATTCCCTTCCGATCGTCACTTTCACCGGGAGCTTTGTCACAGGAAACTCGATTGTTGTCACGCTGAACGGCACCACGCTTGCCGCTGTCCCATTCAATACGAGCAATGATCAAACTCTCACCGACTTAGCCGCTGCGATTGCAGCCAACCCTGACGTCTTATCTGCCACACCCACAATCCCTAACATCATCAGTATTGTTCCCGTTTTGGGAAAAAATGTGGTTGTAAATTCGATCGTTATAACTGGAGGAGCATCTCAACCAACCTACGCAGTGACTTTTGACACGCCAACGATCAATGCAGTATCTCAAAATTTAACCAGCATCATCAATGCGACCATTTCAACTGTCTTAGCAACGGATTTGATAGGAAGCCTATCCATTGTTGCTGACGATCCAGATGTGCCTTTTTCAATTAGCGTGGGGACAAATCTCAGCATTTCTTCCCAATCCTCACCCATTACCTTCCTGTCTCAAAATTTTGCCCCTATTGCAGCTCCTATCAATACCTTGGTGGAGATCCTCACCCCAATTTCCGGATGGAACTCAATTAACAATCCAAAAGCTGGCGTCACCGGTCGATTCATCGAAACCGATGCTGAACTTCGTATCAGGAGAAATAATTCCATCCGTCTTTTAGGTGCCGGTACCGTTGAATCCATCAGAGCTCGCCTCTTGCAACAAGTGCCTGGAGTGACATCTGCTTTCATTTTCGAAAATAGGACCATGACTCAAGAGCCAATCGACATTGTCTTGAATCAGGACTTGGTCACCGGTAATACAATCACGATCGTTTTCAACACCATTCAAACGCTCCCGATTGTCACATTTGCCACTTCTCACTTAGACACCATGAATGCCATAGCAGTCGTCATTGCTAACCAACCCCAGATCGCCTCTGCCGTTGTTGGTGGTACAGCAAATCGAACCATCACTGTTTCTATGAAAGAGGCCGTAGAAGTCGCTATTACAACATTTTCAGTCACAGGTGGCGCAAGCCAAGCGCAAGCTGTATTTAAAGGCGGACGCCTTGCAAAAAGTTTCGAAGCAGTCGTAGAAGGAGGTTCTGATGCTGACGTTGCAAATAAAATCTGGCTTACCAAACCGGCGGGCATCCAAACCTTCGGTAATACGTCCTTTACCATTACCGACTCACAAGGTGAGCAACAGGTCATCAATTTTAGCCGCCCCACCCCCATCTACATTTGGGTTACGGTTGCGCTGACCCTCTATTCTGAAGAAACCTTCCCTCCCAATGGCCAGGACTTGGTAGCAGACTCCATCAATACCTATGGAAATAACTTAGGCATTGGAGTCGATGTTCTTCTACAACGAGTTCTGGCTCAAATCTTCAATGTCCCAGGGATTGCAAGCGGAGCAATGCAAATTGCAGCCACTAACGGTCCAGGGGATAGCCCTCTCTATGGAACGGCGGATATTCCGATCCAAGAGAATGAAATAGCGATATTTGATCTATCGCGCATCACGGTGACGGTATGACGAAGGAGGAAGCATCCAAATGGCCCTAATACCGAACCACGTTCAAAGAGCGATTGCGCTTCTAGCCGGGCAGTTTCAACAAAGCTTGCTTGATGGAGAGTATAGCCGCTTCCAACGACTGATCCAGGCTTTCGTCACTCAATTTCAAGAGATAGACGATGTTGATCAAACATTGAAATTTGATCGATCGATTGAAACATCGGTCGGAGTTCAGCTTGATGGACTCGGGCAAATATTAGGACTCGCTAGGCTGCCAGATGAGAGCGATGAAGATTATAGAGAAAAGCTGAAATTTCAAATCTTCATCAACAAGTCTAACGGAACACCTGAGGAAGTGATCGCCGTTCTCAAGTTTTTGACTAAGGCGACCAAAATACGTTATCACGAATACTACCCGGCAGCTTTTCAAATGGACACGGATGGAGTCATCTTCTCCGTCCCCCCAGAACAGCTGGTCTCAGCGATCCAATCAGTAAGTCCCGCAGCAGTTCAATACACACCCATTACGGCAACTTATGGGGTTCCTCTCCCATTTGTTTTCAGCGGAGACCCGATTATAGAGCTGCTCGACGTTTCTCCATTTGAAGCCGACCCATTCGATTTTAGAAACCTCCAAGTACAAACGACAGATCTTTTGGCAGTCAATGCGGGCAATGTGGTCAATCCAACATTTGGGGGTTGTTTTGCTGAATTTGGAACCCCCATTGATACGACCGGAGCGGGTCAATTAGCAGAAGTAATCATGTTCGACGGCTCAACGCCGCCGCCACCTTAAGGAGACACTCATGGTATCGAAACCAACTATCCTTCCCGAATGGGCCGAAAATGATGTTGTAGATCCAATATCTGGACAAAACAACGTCCTTGAGCCGCCTCCTGAAAAAAAGCTGGAAGGATGGGCTCGTCTTGAATATCCACCGCGAAATTGGTTCAACTGGCTCGCTCGCTACACCTGGAGATGGCTGAATTGGTTCAAACAGCAGGAAGAACAGTCAATTGTTACAGATGGATCCGGAACCAATATCTTTCCGACCAGTGGCTCTCTTTGCGTCTTATTCGCCGTCGATACAGCAAATCCAACTTCCTATCTCTACGCCATCGGGGCGAATGTCGGAGGAACAGTGACTTTAACGACGGTATCCAGTGCAACTTTGGCCGTCGGTGTGATTTCCGGAACCTCTGTCCCTATTACAGGAGCCGCAGATCCATCGACAATCATTGCCTGGGGACAAACAAAAATTATTCCGTCTTAAGGAGAGAATATGAGCACACCTGTACTAATAAGCGACCTTGATCCTGTAGGAGTAATAGATCCAGCCAATGATCTCACCATTGTCCATCAAGGATTTACTGATAAAAAAGCAACGATTGCTCAAATAAGAAATTTCGACATTTCTCTATTCGACCCGCTCCCAAGCACAGCCATAAATAACGACTTATTGGTCATAGGAAGGGGTTCTACAAATTATCAGATTCGATTCGATCAGGTCAGTTTTGTAGCAGGTACCCAGCTTTGGTTTTATCAAGATGTGGCTCCTAGCGGATGGGTAACCATTCCTGTCGGCGACTGCCTACTTGGAGTCAAAGGCGGATCTACCTACACCGTTGGGGGAGCTCTACCTCAAGGAACGTGGCAGACAGCGGATCACACTCTTACGACCGATCAAATCCCAGCCCATACTCACCAAATCACTCTCTACAAATCGGATCAAAAGGGAAATCTTGCTCCTCAAAAAGTGGGAAGCACGAATCAAAGCGGAACCAACTTTGCGACGACCTCTAGCGTAGGTGGAAGCCAAGCCCACAATCACGGCAATGCTTGGAGACCCTTAGCCGCAACAGGAATTTTATGCCAAAAACAACCCTAAAAACTAACTAAAAGGAGAACCCAATGGACTGTACTTCATGCAAGGAAAACTGCCCTTTCGTTAAGAGCAAACTGTGCGCTACCGAAAGAGACTGCCCAAATTTTGTGGAGTCTTGGTGGCAAGAAGGCGGAACCGGACAGCCTAAAGTGATCAGCGATTGTGCTCCAAAAAGGATGCTGATTCAGCAGCAGATGGAAGTCAATCGGATGTTTGCCTTGCAACAGGCCGTTGAGCAGATGAGAAATCGTCTCGAAAAGCTTGAGGGTCTCTTAGGTCAATTAATAGAGCAGAGCAAAGAGTACATTCTTCAAAGACCTCCTAAACAAATTTCTAGAAAACCTCAAAAAAAGGCGCTTCATTATGACTCCTCCAATGTCTCTTGATGCCAATTCTTCTGGGGATATGGATAAAAGATATGCCTCATTTTTATCACAGGCGAATGCTTTTTCCGCTTTTGGATCTTTAACCGTCTTGAACCCAATTCAAATCATTTCCCTCCTGCCTCAACTACTCACGCAACCAAGACGGAAGATTCAGCAACGATCGGTTCGATGGATACGGTCGTCTGAACAAAGCGAAAAACATCATCTGAACAATTAAAAATGAGGCAAAAACATGGCTCACAATTCGTCAGTCAACTTAGATATTTCCAATCTTTCGGTTGGATTTAGCATTGGTGGAGGAACCACCAAAAGAACTGTTACCCACAACGGTAGCGGAGATTACACCCTAACCAATCAATTTGCTGGTGCCGGTGTTTATACATTCCCCAACAGAGCGGCAGACACTCTGATCGGTTTCGCAGACTATACCGCCAAAGGCGTGGTCCTAGTCGGTACTGGTGCAGGCACCTTTACTCCCTTAACAGTCGGCACAGACACTTTTGTCTTAACAGCCGATTCCACTCAAACATCTGGCGTCAAATGGGCGGCCCCAAGCGGAGGCAGTGGCGGTGTAAGCACATGGATAGATGTCACAGGCACTTCTCAAACAATCGCAGTGAATAACGGCTATATCGCGGACAACGCTGCTTTAGTCACCCTAACTCTCCCAACTACAGCAGCTCAAGGCACCACCTTCAGAATTGCGGGAAACGGAGCTGGAGGATGGCTGCTAGCACAGAACGCCTCGCAAACAGTGAAATTTGGAAGCGCGGCCACGACTGCTGGAGTAGGAGGGAGCTTAGCCTCGACCGATCCAGGAGATTCTCTAGAATGCGTCTGCGTGGTTGCGAACACCACATGGAGAGTCATCAGCTCGATCGGAAACTTGACCGTCGTTTAATAAAAAAAGACCTCACTGTAATGGGTTTTGTAAAATGATTTATAATAATTCTGCAAATACACCGATTATCGTTAAAGATAATCAAGTTACACGTCCATTACAGTGCACTTTTTTTGCTCAGTTAAATGCAAATTTGGGAACTGTCACCGGTGATGGGACAGTTTTTCAGATTCCCTGCGACGGCGTCATCATAGATCAAAGCTCTAGTTATAACCCTCTGACCGGTGTTTTTACTGCTCCTGTTCTCGGAAATTACATTTTCGGGGCCTCGATTAACACACAAGGGCTGATTCCTGGAATGAGTGTCTATTGCTTAAAATGCATGACTACGCCTCGAGAATTCCGCTTAGTCGAAATGGGAGCGAATATCCCATCTTCTGCCTCTCAAACGCTTCAAATCGCCGGTACTACTCCACCCGTGCGATTAAATTCTGGTGATACTGCTTTTTTTACCATCCAAGTGGCAGGCGGTTCTTCCAAGGTTGTTTCGTTGCAAGCGGCAGGCATTTCTTACGTTCACGGATATTTATTGGATTAAAATTATGGCAACAAACACTTCTATCAATACACCGAGCCTCTCCAATAAAGGAGACATCCTCTGCGGACAAGGAGGCGGCGCAAGACCCGCAGTTCTTCCAGCGTCAACAAATGGGCTAGTCCTAACTCTAGACAACACCCAACCAACAGGAACAAAGTGGGCTGCTGGTGGAGGTGGAGGCGGAGGTATCACATGGAATACCGTTTCTGGTACATCTCAATCCGCAGCTGTTAATAACGGCTATATCACGAATAATGCCAGCCTTGTCACTGTTACCCTTCCTTCGAGTTCTTCAGTCGGAGACATGATCGAAATAGCCGGGAAGGGAGCAGGCGGATGGATAGTAGCACAAAATTCAGGCCAAGTCATCCACATGGATGGCGTTGACTCAACGACTGGAACTGGGGGAAGCCTGGCTTCCACAGTGAGATACGATGCAGTGCGTTTGCTTTGCATCACAGCCAACACAGATTGGCTTGTCCTATCAGGAATCGGAAACATAACAATGGTTTAATAATGCCTGTACAAGACTTCATCAATCGCGTCGCAATATGCGCAGGGTTCACAAGTAAGCTTTCGGGTCTTGCTTTCAAGCCTTTTGCTGGCAATTCGGCAGCGAGCGGTACCGTAGATTGGTACACCTGTCCAGCAGGAAAAAGAGCTGCTGTCATCCAAATCACTGCGTGTTCTCCTGCCGGATCGACTACCGTTACCCCTCAGCTTAAATCAGGGGGAGTTTATTACAACCTGAACACTTATACAGTTTCAGCGATCGGCACTGTAGCAGGAGGGATTCAGCAGCTTATAATCTTAGAAGCTGGAGAATCTATTTCGACTGTCCAGAGCACGACAGGAATAAATGTCTGGGGCTCTATCCTAGAATTCGACTCAATAACTTCTTTCAAAACAGTGAAGCTATTGTCTCTGTCTGCCGGTGCGAACATTCTCTATACTTGTCCAGCTGAGAAAACTGCGACGTTTTGCTTTAGCAACCTAAGCCCTGTCATTGCTTCAAACGGAACAAGCACGGGCATCACATACTGGAATAATAGCGGTGGCACTAGAACTGTTTCCGTCTATCACGTGCCAAATGGCGGGTCTGCTGGAACCAGCAATCAGCTTTTATCATCTGGAACTGCTTCAGTTTCAACAGCAGGTTTCCTGACAGGACAATCGATTGCAAACTGCATGAATCCAGGAGACTTTCTACAAATCAACACCGACGCTGCTACGGCTACTCAGACAGCGTGGGTAACGGTATGGGAGCTTTAAATGCCAAATAATAACGATGTAAACAATCTTATCTTAGAGCCTCAAGGTGTCTATCTCCCTGGATTAAAATTTCCGTCTGCCTTTGTTTCAGGTGCAGGATCAGGGAACATAGACATGTACACGTGTCCCACAGGCAAAAGAGCCATTGTGACCTACATAATCGCCTACAACACGGCGGGTACCTCTACTACCATTTTCCCAAATTTAAACGTCAGTGGAACCTATTATCGAATAGGAGGAGCTGCCGCAGTAGCTGCTGGAGGAAACGGACAGGTTTTGAATTTAAGCGCTCCGACTTCTTCCGTAATCATATTAGAAGCTGGAGAAAAGATTGGAGTCAATACTACACAGGCTGGATGTAATTTATTCGCCAACATTATGGAGTTTGATAATACAGCTCCCTTAAAGACAAGCAAAGTGGTAAGCATGGGTAATGGAAACAACACCATTTACACGTGTCCAGCAGGAAAAAAAGCTGTCATCTTAGATCAATGGGTAGCTTTAAATCTCTCTCTAAAAAAGCTTTACTACTTCAACAATTCTGGAAGCAGCAACTCAATTGTTTGGTATGCAGTTCCTAACGGGGGATCAACTGGAGCCACCAATCAGCTTCAAACCGAGACTGTATCCAATGCCACTCTATCAGTTCGACAAGGCGGAGGATGGATGCTAAACGCAGGCGACTTCTTGGTTTGCAATACTCCAACAGGAACCGCAACTCAGACCGGCTGGGTCAACGTATGGGAGCTATAGAATGGGTAACAATGTAATAAACAACGTCGGGTTTATCTCAGGATTCGGACCACTTATCCGTGGCGCTAAATTCATAAACGGTTTTTCAGGGAACACCAGCGGCACAGCAGATATCTACACAGTTCCAGCAGGCAGAAAAGCTTTTATCTCATGGGTATATGGAATTAGCAGCCCTATTATGAGCGGCACTTTAAATATTAAAGTGAGCGGTACCTATTACAATCTTTTAGGAGCGAACGCTTTATTCGGTAACGTAGCAAGATTATTTGTGGGTCAGGTAATAAACGCTGGTGAAAGCTTTTCTTTCATTACAGGAGCCAACCCCGGAGGAAATCTCTGGGTCCGGATCATGGAAATGGACATTTCTACTCCTCTCTATACAGGTAGAAATTTCAGTTTGACCTCAGGAGCTAACACACTGATGACTGTTTCCCCTGGGAAAACTGCCATGGTGATTGATAGCAGCGGTGGTTGTTATATCAACTCCTCTGGTGGTCAATATAGGAATCTTTCGGGATCAGCGCGGAGTGTCCAAGTATATCACGTTCCCAATGGAGGATCTCCTGGGTCTGGAAATCAATTTTCCGGAAACGCTGCCGTAGCCAACAACGCCGCAGTGACTGTATCTGTTCCTCGCTCTATGAATTCTGGCGACTCGATTGTAGTAAACACAGATGCCTCTACAGCTACGCAATGGGCTTATACGACATATTACGAAATCTAAGATCTTCTAGAGAACAAATCTATGGCAACAAACACCTCCATAAATACACCAGCTCTCGTCAATAAAGGAGATCTGCTGCTAGGAAAGGGTGGCAGTGCAAGACCAGGAATACTTCCAGCATCAACTGATGGGTTTGTTCTAACTTTAGATAGCACTCAACCTACAGGAACAAAATGGGCAGCGGTAGCCAATGGAGGGTATTCAGCAGCAGCAATCACTGTTTCGCCTACTTCTGGGAAAGGTGATTTTACAACTATAGCGGCTGCCTTAACCGCTGCATTATCGGGCGATACGATCTTTCTGTTAGAGGGCACCTATACAGAAAATCCTGTATTAAAAGCAGGCGTGAATCTTGTAGCGTGGTCAGCCAACGGAACCACCCCGAACGTGATAATTAACGGGAAGTGTACCTTTACCGGAACAGGTGTAGTTTCAATCTCTGGAATCCGCTTAAGAACCAACTCCGACAATTTCTTGGCTATCACAGGCTCCTCAAATTCGGTGATTTATTTAAGAGGGTGTTGTAAAATTTAATTTACTGTATATTAGTTGTTTTTGATTTTTTTCCTGAGGAGAAATGAAAAAACAACCCTACCCAGATGATGTAACAGATAAAGAATGGGCTCTTATCGAGCCCATCTTCCTAGCAGATAAATCACGCGGCGGAAGAAATCCCAAATATCAAAGACGCGAAGTGCTGAACGCAATATTCTACTTGGTGCGTTCGGGGTGTAGCTGGCGTCATTTACCACATGATTTTCCTCCATGGAACATAGTATACACACAGTTTGTTAGATGGCGCAAACGGGGTGTATTTGAGAAGATCCACGATGAAGTTAAAGAGAAAGTAAGGAGTCTTTTAGGGAGAAATCCAATTGCAAGTGCAGGAATAATCGATAGTCAGAGTGTGAAAACAACTGAAAAAGGGGGCTCTGTGGATATGATGCAGGGAAAAAAATTAAAGGGCGCAAAAGGCACATCGCAGTCGACACGGAAGGGTTCTTACTACAAGCGCATGTTACGAGTGCAGCAATAAGTGATAAAGAGGGAGCGAAACATTTGCTCAAGAATAAAAAGCTGAAAAATGTGAAGAAAGTATGGGCAGATACCGCTTATGGAGGAGACGATTTGAAGGGGTTTGCATTTAAGTATGGGAAGGATTTGGAGGTGGTAAAAAGGCCCTCAGGTAGAGTGCGAATATACAATGAAGAATGGAAAGCAGAATGGATTCCCATAGATCGTGGATTTACTGTATTAGCAAGGCGATGGGTAGTAGAGAGAACCTTTGCATGGATGGGTCGATACAGGAGAATGAGCAAAGATTATGAACACCACAAAAGCACAAGCAGAACGATGATTTATCTTTCCATGGCAAGAACGATGCTAAACCGTTATGCAAGAATTATTTAAATTTTACAACACCCTCTAAGGGATTGTTATCTAGACTGCCTTAACAACACGGGGATTTCTTACACGAGCTCCGGCAGCTCTTCCTTTATCGACATCCAGTATTGCGAAGGAAACATCGCCACAACCGGAATCACCCTCTTTGCTTGTAGCGGAGCGGGATATATCAAAATCAACTATTCGGACGTTAAGAATGACGGTTCTAGCACGACAGCCAGCACGATTTCGGCAGGAGCTCTGTTCAGCCACCACACAGTATTCAACTATCCTGTCACCTCCTCAGGCAGTGCTTCCGTGATAGCAACCAAATGCGCCTTCTATTCGGGATTCGGCGCAGCCACCGCTTTGACATTGGGAGGCAGCGGAACGAACACGATTTGCCAAGCCTATATCCCTAACACAAGCGGTAGCTGTCTCTCTGTTGGGACGGGAGCCATAGCCTCTGTTTCAGACAGCGTTTTCTTCAGCAGCAATACGAACGTCATCACAGGCTCAGGCACAGTCAACTATGGAAATATTGTATTCGGAGGACCTTCAAACGGAGTAAACGTAAGCACGTATTCGCCTCTTTATACCTCGATGAAAGTCTATCCAATGACCTTCATTAACAACTCGGCATCTCCTTATACCGCCTTGCAAACCGATGAGATCATCTCGGTAGATTGTTCAGCTGGGGCTGCGACGGTCAACCTTCCCAATTCGACTCAGGCGGGGCGCATTATCCAAATCAAGGACAAAACAGGAAGCTCCGCGACGAATAACATCACTGTGACGACTTCAGGTGGAACGGTTATGATCGACGGGCAAGTAAGCTACGTTATTTCCTTGAACTATCAAAATCTCCAAGTCATTTTCGATGGTACGAACTACGAGGTGCTCTAATGACTTACAATGGACCTTATCCTTTAATCCTTTTAAAAACTCTTACTGTAAATTCCAGCACTGCCAGCATGGATTTCTCCCAGTTTTCAAGCAGATTTAATAATTATTTATTGGTCTTTTCAAAGATGCTTCCAGTCACTTCTGGAGCAAATTTGCAAATGCTTGTCAACACAGGAAGCGGGTTTATCACAAGCAACTATCAAAGCGGGGTTCAAAGGTTCGCTTACAATTCAGCTGCTGCCAATAACACTAATTCAACCTCTGCAATGCTTTTAACTGGTCCTTTAGGGACCACTACAAGCGGAGCAGGATATATAAATCTAATGAATGTGGCGAATGGATCCCAAGTCACCATCAATGGAAACTTCACTTCCTTTGATACTACTTTCGGCACAACCGCTTTCGGTCAATTTGGAGGCAATAACACTGCTACAAACATAACCCAAATCAGATTTCAAATGAATACAGGGAACATTGCCCAGGGATTGATTTCTCTCTATGGAGTTTTGGGATAATGGGGTATATAAAAACAGAGACATCCTCTCCAGGGAATAGCAGCGCCAAACGAGCAACCAACGGATTAGTTCTTCTTAATTCTCAGGTTGGCTCAGGAGCTCAATTTATAACTTTTTCATCTATCATGACGTGATCCCCAAAAACTAGTCCATGCAGAAGTTAAGGTTCGTGTAACCTAGAAAAACGAAAAGGACACGAACATGAAAAAAAGATTCACAGAAGAACAGATTCTCCAAATCCTCAATGAAGTACGGCAAGGTCAGACGGTTGTCGGTACCTGTCGCAAACACGGTATTTCCGAAGTCACATTCTACAAGTGGCGGAACAAGTTCGAGGGGACGTCGCTGCCAGATGCGAAAAAGCTCCGAGAGATGGAAATCGAGAATCGACGGCTCAAAACAATGCTGGCCGACATCATGTTGGAGAATAAAGCGATCAAGGATGTTCTCTCAAAAAAGTGGTAGGCCCTGAAGCCAAAAAACAGGTTGCTGATTACCTGCGAGAAGCCTACCAAATGAGCGAGCGGAAGGCTTTCAAGATTGTGCAACTCAATCGATCTTCAGGGCGCTACAAGTCGATCAGGCCAAACGATATGCCAATCGCTGAGCGCATTAAAGTCCTCGCATTCGAAAGACGAAGATTCGGCTACCGCCGAATCTTTTTCCTGCTTAGGAAGGAAGGGGTATTTGTGAATAGAAAGAAGGTTTACCGTATTTATCGAGCAGCAGGACTATCAATACTTAAGAGGAAGGGCAGAAAGAAAGCGCTTGGGACGCGAAGAGAGCGCCAAAAAGTCAATCGGCCAAATGAGCGCTGGGCTTTGGATTTTGTCTGTGATCAACTCGCTGACGGTAGAAGAATTAAGCTCATGACGGTTGTCGATGAATACACAAGGGAATCTCTCCGAGTCACGGTAGCAAGTTCCATCAAAGGAAAAGATGTAATCAGAGAGTTGGAGAAGATCATTACCAAGAGAGGAAAACCAGAGGAAATCCAAAGCGACAACGGCACAGAATTTACGAGCAACGCCGTACTGCATTGGGCTCATAAGAATGGCATAGAGTGGAAGTTTATCGAACCTGGCAAACCAGTGCAAAACTCTTACATAGAGAGCTTCAATGGAAGAATCCGGGATGAATGCTTGAACGAACACTGGTTTGAAACACCAGACGAAGCAAAAGCCCTGATTGAAATGTGGCGAAAAGATTACAATGAATGCCGTCCACACAGCTCCCTGCAAGGGATGACCCCCGAAGCGTATGCCAAAGAAGTGGGAAAAAACTTTGAGAAAACCGCATGAGCCTTAACTTGTAACTGGACCTAAGTTAGGGATCACGTCAATCATTTCAGCGGCTTATGATAACTATCTTCTTTATTATTCAGGAGTGAGCGCCAGTGCAAGCGGACAACTTTATGTTCAATACTCAAATGACAATGGATCAACGTGGTCGACAAATTATCAAAGCGGCGTAAATTCTTCCTTATACAACTCTGCAACCATAAACAATAATAATAGCACGTCGACCGCTCTAATAACTTCCAACTCAGGACCCACCTCCAATACTTCGGGCAGGCTTTTTCTCTTAACGATGTCCATCAACCCATTCCTGGTCGGTAATTTCAATTCAATTGTTCCCGGATCGGGCGTTTTAAGAACGGGCTACAATGGCAGCAGATTCCCCGGAACTCCTGGAGTAAATGCTTTTCGCGTAGGAGTAGCGAACGGAGCAAATATCACTTCGGGAAGGTTTTCTCTTTATGGAATTGTTCAATAGTAGATAAATGACAGTTCATAAGAAGACAGTTTGTTTATATTAACATTCTTATGTTCAATTGGATGGGTATATGGACAACCACTCAACCATATTTCCAGATGAACGGTCATCCAGCCAAGAATATTCTTTTATGCTGCCGAAAAATAAAGCAGATTTATGCAGATAACGACGCTATCTGCATTGAATTTTAAGGGACTGCCTGATCCGGCAGAAAACCGCCAATCTGCATATTCCACATTTTGGCGTACAATCCATTCTTGCTTAAAAGAAAATCATGCCGCCCTTCTTCAACAATTTTTCCCTTATCAAAGACCAGAATGCGGTCCATGCGGGAGAGCGTCGAAAGGCGGTGGGCAATCACAATGGTTGTGCGATTCTGCATAAGCTTTTCCAGGCTATCCTGGATGTATCTTTCGGTAACAGAATCGAGGGACGATGTCGCCTCATCAAGAATAAGAATAGGGGCATCTACTAAAATGGCGCGAGCAATGGTGATTCGTTGCTTCTCTCCTCCGGAGAGTTTTGTGCCACGTTCCCCAACCTTAGCCTCGTAACCTTGGGGGATATTTTGAATGAATTCATCACAATGGGCTAATTTTGCCGCATGAAGAAATTCTTCAGCAGTCGCATCAGGCTTTCCATAGGCGATATTTTCCCGCAAGGTCCTATGAAACAGCACTGGATCTTGAGGAATAAGGGCAATTTGGCGGCGTAGAGATTCGAGAGTAACACCAGCTACTTCCTGGCCGTCAATGAGAATCTTGCCGCTGTATAAGGGAAAGAAACGTAAGATCAAATTGATAAAGCTTGATTTGCCTGCACCTGTAAAGCCGACAAGGCCAACTTTTTCCCCACCGTGGATACGAACGTGTTTATTCTCAAAAAGCTTCTTTTCGCCGTAGCTAAAGGAGACATTATCAAAGATAATCTCACCAGACCGAATCTTCAACTCTTTCGCATCAGGCTTGTCTCTTATATCTTGTGGATCAAGCATCACAGAATATGCCTGTTTGGCAGTCCCAAATGATTGGAAGAAAACGGGTAGTGCTCCACCAACTGCCCACATGATATTTGCAATGTTCCACATGGTGCCAAAAACTTGAGCTACTTCACCTGTTGTGATGTGATTGTGCAACCAAAGATAAATCATCGATCCGTTAATCCCGAAAAAGCAAACAGTTGTATAAAAAACTGAAGTTACACAACGCATTTTCTCGACATACTTTTTGGCAAAAACATTTGTCCCGTATTCATCCTTTTGGAAGGGGATCAGTGCTTTGTCTTCATGTTTGAAGCGATAAAAAAGATTCACGGCAAAGTTATTAGTCAGGCTATCAACAATTTTCCCAAGTAAGGTACTGCGAAATTCTCCATGTCGATGTTCATAAAAATCACATGTCCTGCTAAAGATCAGGCAGATCCCTAAATGGAGTACGATCCATACAGCCAAAATTAAGGCTAAAATTGGACTTACAAACCAGAGGAAGATTGCTCCTAAAATTGATGTAGCAACAGCTGAAATGATAGGCCAAAAGAGCTGCTGAAGAATGGATTCGACTTGGGTCGTCATATCGGTGATCTTATTAGCCAAGCTCCCAGCAAATCGTTCATTAAAATAGTGGGGCGAGTGGCGCTGGATGTGCCCAAACATGCTCACGCGAATGTCAGCTTGAAGCTTCGGGATTGCTTTTGCCATTAGAAAGCCCATCGCGCGCGAATTGATCTCGATCAAAATGATTAAACAGACGGCTCCAATAATAGGAGCTTTTAAAGCATCCCAAGCAAGCATTCGATTTCCTTCATGAAGGGTGAAAATATCAATCACCCATCGCAAAAGGAATGGCCATAGCAGTAGATCCAAACAATTCAAACAATCTTGCACAAGGATAGAGAAAAACGTCCACTTCTGGCGCCGCATAAACTGCCACACAAAGCTGATGAGTTCTCTATACGAAACCACTTTCCCTCTATTTTTTTGATTTTAGAAAAACTACATTTATCAAGAATCAGCGATGACTTCTCTTTTGTTCATAGACGCTAAAACAAGAGATAGAATGTAGTCATTCATGCTTTTGTCTTCTTGAGCAGCTTTAATTCGTATCGACTTTCTGATCTCTGAAGAGCACTCCAACGTAATGCGAGCTCTCTTTGGTTTTTCTGACGATTTCTTTTCAGATTTTTTCTCCATGATAGACCTTCTTATGTCGTGGTTGCCTTAGATTTTCATCATCTTAGCAACATCATGGATTCCAGTAAATCATCAATTCACTGTTTACTTAAAAGTCGAGGTAACTTAAAGTTGGGGAAATAGATCAGACTCATGGAATGCAAGGACTCAACCGATGTACAAAATAGCCATTTCAAATCAAAAGGGAGGAGTGGGAAAATCAACCACCTCCATCAACCTGAGCGCAGGACTTGCTCGCGCTGGCAAAAAAGTCCTTCTCGTTGATTTAGACCCGCAGGGCCACTCAAGCTTGGGACTCGGAATCAAAACAGAAAACAGACAGACCATCGCAGAGCTTCTGTGTCAAGATAACTGCTCCATAAAAGACGTGATCCAGCAATCCTACATTGATAATCTGCATGTGATCCCCTCTGATAATTCTCTCTCAGCGGCAGAATATAAACTCGCGCAAACTACAGCTAAAGAATTTGTGCTTAGAAAAAAGCTTAAGCCAGCCGAATACGACTTTATCATTATTGATACCTCCCCTACTTTCAATACGCTCTTGGCCAATGCATTTTTAACAGCAGAACACATCATTTTGCCCGTGCAATTGGATTATTTCAGCTTGGCCGGTATTCAATCGTTCTTGGAATCCGTCAATTGCACCAATGAAAAAGCCGGGAGCCTAGTGGATCACCATGCTCAGATTATGGGAGTCCTTTTCACTTTCTTCAAGACACGAAGCAATCTTGCAAAACGTGTATTGGAAGCGGTCAACGATCTATTTGGAGACAAGGTTTTTGAAACCAAGATCCCAGAAAATATCAAACTCAGTGAAGCACAAGAATCGAGTAAGTCGGTATTTGACCATGATCCCAAATGTTCGGGAGCAGAAGCTTATGGAAATTTAGTTAACGAAGTTATGGGGAGACTAACTAATGTCAGGAATTAATGAACTCAAAGAAAAATCTAAAAAACATCTTGAAGTGAACGAAAAGCGCAAGATGGGATTGGGCGAAATATTTGAAAATCAGCCGGTTGGCAAACCAGACAGCCAGAAAGATGGTAAGCCAGAAATCAAAGAACCCACCCAGCTGGATGTCCAGCAACCCAAAAACCCTATCATCCAGACGGCCGCTCACCCAGAAGTCCAGCCAGCCATCAGCCAAACCATTTTTCCATCCCCACAGCCAGCTGGACAACCATTAGTCCACCCTCTTGGGAATATGGCAGCCCAGCCAGATGTTAAACCAGAGCCTCAACCAGTCAGGCAGCCAACCATATTCTCAAGTAAACAGTCGAGAAATCAGAAGATCCCTACTTGCAAAATGACCTTCAATTTAAGAGAGGATATTCATAAAGCGTTCAACGATCTCTATGCAAACCGAATATTGCAGGGGAGAGCTACAGAAAAATCGGAAATGATTTGCGAAGCCATTCAACTGTTGATCACTATGGAAGAAGAGCAATTAAACTAAGGCAGAAAAGAAAATCAAGATACGCTTTCGAAGGGGATTTGACATGATCAGCAACTTGGCTAAGGAAAAACTAAAAGCATCCATACGAATAGAAGATGTCATTGACCATCTTGATCTGCGTCACAAGTTAGGTCTCAA